CCATTTACCGTCGTAACGCCTGAATAATAGGTCAAGCCGGTTACCGTCCGAACGCGGACGCCGTAACTCGTTCCTGTTACCATGGGGCAGTTTTCGTCAACCTCTAACTCGGTGACACTGCCGTCCGCTATTGTGACGCTTATGATCCTACCCGAGCATATCCCCGCGCCTATCGTGTCGTATTGGACGCCTACGCGGTCCCATCGCGTTGCGTGCAAGGCTTCCGCGTCCATGTTGACGGTGAATATCTCCGGCCTGAGCCGCTGCGACGCCAGCATGTATCGGCCAAGCTTCCAGACCTGACGGCCTTCCGTCACCCACGGCAAATCAATTTTCTGGAATAGCGTTGCGTTGCTCGCGTCATATCCGCCATAATACACGATGACTTCATCGACCTGGTATAAGCCTTTTTCTGAGTTTATAAAGGATATTTTCAGCGCGTGAGCGAGTTCTTGATAACTTTTTGTATACGTAAATCCCCACGAGTTGCGCGGGGTTATCATGTGCATAATACTATTTTGCGGACCATCATGTATTGGTCGGTACTTCCCGTCTATTCGACCAAGCTGCGCGCGGCCTGTCGTGCATATGAGCCTAAGCGCTTCTTCCACGCTCATCTCGGATGATATAACCGCATTACATTCAAATTCATTTGTGGCGCACCAAGTATACCAGGCCTCAAGGGTTGGCCAGTCTATTTGATCGTCGGCAACAGGCCGTGGATTATAGGAGCCCTGAAGAACCCTCAAGAATGCCGAAGCCGGATTGTTCGTCGTGCTGAGGATGTATGGCCAGTGCGCGGCACCTGACGCCACGCCATCCCATTCGGGTTGAACCGCCGCGACCTCACAAGACAACTGATCTATTACGCCCGATATAGCCGGAGAAGCTTTTATGCGCACGGCTAAAAGCGTAGTTTTTTTTGCGACGTTGACAACCGCTGGCTGTTCGGTTGTATTAGTTGTCCGCATCGCAAGCCAATTAACATTGTCAAGTAATTCCGTCTGCGTCTTATTTGTTGAATATCTGCTCACTCTTACTTGATATGCATCGGTTGTTGGTAGTGCGATGTCACCAGTAGTATATCGAGCAAAAGTAGGAGTAGCCGCCGTGATACGCCAAACAAGCCCGAGAGCCCCTGTATCGAAATTATAATATAAAGTATCCCATTTTTCTGCCGAAGGTAGTTTATATTCAACATATACAGATACAGTATGGCTTGCTAATGTCCCGTTCTTCTTGTATTCCCCTATGCCCTGCGGGAACCCTATATCGATAGCAATCGATGAGCATCCTTCTCCGGTTTCAAATATCGGAGGATCGCCATATATCAATTCTTGATTTATAGTAATCTCGTTTATGGCAGTTGCGTATGTAGTTGGCATCGTACCGCTTACGGAATCCTGGTTAATTTCGATTCCGATTTTTCCAAAAATGCCGGTGCTTGAGTCGATAACACCATTCCGAACATCAGCATCATTGGTCGCGGCAAGTTGGTCACCAAACTTTATATTTTTAACCGATAATTGACCATATCCCAAGCAATATAATAGCGTGACGTATTGGTCTATTCCAAGCGTCCCGTCAAGTGCGGTATACCCGCTCGCGGCATACGGTGGGACGATAAGGTGTTTCCCTAAAACCATCGGCACCTTTGAATACTGAGCCGGAACGTTTTTACCACCCCTAACTGAATAGACAGTTGCGGGGGCTTCGCCTGGACGGTTGCTATATCTTTGGAGATTTATAATCCCCGTCGTAATCATTCCCCACCCGAGCAACGAGCCAAGCGGATTCAATGAAATCCCGCTTATCCCGACGACAAGTAACCCGCCCAAGATGAGCCCGGCGCTTGACCAGAAGGTTGCTGCCTCAACACCTGCGGCCTTCGGGATCGCATGGATCACGATCTCTTCTTCTTTTCCGATGATTGCGCTATCTTCGATATGCTCGCGATTTCTATATATCTGTATGGCTCCCGAGGCGCTGGATATTTTAGCTTCCTCGATTGCGTCCTTTATGGTCACGCCTTCTTTTGCTTCGTATTCATCGTGCTTTTGAGAAAAGACACTCGGAAAGAAAATGATTTTAGACACGGTAAACCCCCTCAAGCTTCCCTTTCCGAACCAATTCGCTAAGATAAACGACCCCGACGCCATCACGCCGATTGATCTGGATCACCTTTCCTTTTTCGATGAACACGCCGACGTGACATGGGCGCCCGCATACACGCATGAGCGCGATATCTCCCGGCATCGGGTCAGTAACCTTTTCGCATTTTACCAATGCGCGCCCTTCCGCGATTGCGGCTTCCTGTGCCTCAAAGGTTCCACCGTTTAGCCAATCGAGCGCATTGACTTTTTTCCCAAACTCTCGTTCAAGAACAATCCGCGCAAGCCCGTAGCAGTCGCAGCCAGTTTCATCGCGTCCGCCTTCCTTGTACTGGATAGCAAAATACTTTTCAATGTCCATCAAAATAGCCCCGGGAAATTATTCGTTGTGAAGGAAAGAGGTCCAAGCTCACAGGATAGCTCCTCGCCCATCGTCAACTCGGCCACGATGGTATCTACATCGCCGCTTATCTTGGATACATAAAGCGGGGTCGTCATAAATGCGTCAAAGGTTCCCGAGGCCGTCCAATACGCGGCCATGAATGTTACCTTGACCATCGGATATTCAGCCGTCCGGAAAAGGGCCATCATGTTTTGATCGACCGCGCAAAAAGTGATCTTCCCGACGCCAAGAGATTCCTCTGTCTCCCCAGGAGGATCAAGGATGAACCCGGCAGGCGTGTAGGCTTGTCCCGAGTAGGTAAGCGCAACGTTATTATTGGTTAAAAAAAGCGTCGCAACCGTATGTTCAATCTTAATGAGGAATACAACCGCACCCGGCGAGTTATGCGCGAGAAGCCCTGCGACAGTTGCGGCGGTCATTGTGCGCATTGCTATACCACCTTTTCCAGTACGAACGAAACGACCATAACGAGTGGCGTAAGAGGCGAATGGCTTGGCGGTCCACCGAAAAACATCACTTCGGTTGACGTGCCTGTCAGCGGGTGGACCCAGTTGAAAGAAAGCGTCCCGCTTGCTACTGTTGACCAATAAAATGCTTCAAGGTATGCCCACTCTCCAAGCGTCATTTCGTATTGGCATGAATAGTAAATCGTATCTGCTGTATATCTCCGGCGCGTTTTAGACGGCCCAAAATCCGGCTTGCTCCTGACTACGTTGTCGCGCCCGACTTGGTTAAACCCTCTCACGCTCGGGCGAGCCGGGACGGTCGAAGGCCAGTTTATTGCGGTTGCCATTATGCCCTCCTCAATGCGAGCGCCCGACCGTTCGGTCTATTGCGTAATGCCTGGTCCGTCCCTCCCGAGGCGATGGACGACGCCACAAGCCGAGTCATGGTCAACTGCAATTCACGCGATCCATTCGCGCCTTGCCGTTCCTCTACCTCGCCCTGGAGCGAAACGCCAGACTGGTTAATTATCGATACCCTTACGCCACCACCAGAGACCGAGTTACTCGGCAACTGAGCGGGCTCCGCTGAACCGCTAGCCATGCTTGCACTATAAATGCCCGATCCTATCGCGACCAGCCCCGAACCGATTATCAGCGCGATGCCTACCTCGGGTGAATACTTTATTAGCTGGACTCCTGCGTAGAACATAAGCCTTGGAAGTTCGTTTAAAATCTCTTGCCCCAGGTCGCGCAACGTGTCAGTCATGTCGTCACCGGCTGTAGCAGATCCGGCCATTGACTCGCCCATGAGGGTAAAAAGATCGTTCATTGCCGTGAAGGACGTATCAATGAGGAAGCTATCAAACGATTCCTTCATGCTCGCCTCGGCATCCTGGAGCGCCGCAAAGTCGGCACGCTCCTTCTTGAGGGCGGCGGAGATTTCATCGATGCCATTCGCAAAGCCTTTATTCAGGATATTCCCGTTTGCGATAACGTCATTATATTTTTCATTTATTACGACGGATTCCTTCATGAGTTCATTGTTATTCGCTATAAGGGAAGAAAGCTCCCTTTTCCCGCGAAGGATATACGAAGCCGGTGAATCCTCTGCTAAATAGTCCATCGACTTTTTTTCGGCTATATTGGTAGGGCTTCCCCTGTATCTTGAGGACCACTCTT